GATGCAATCTTTAAGAAATATGGGTGGAAATAATGACTAAATTTTTAACAGAAGCAGACCTGTTCAAACAGGATGAGAACAAAAAATATGTAATGGATGGGCAGATTGTCGGGTTCGTTATGGAAAATAAGGCTTTCGCTGCCAAATTGACTATATCAAATCAGGCTGTGTATCTGTGTCAAACTCGTATTGCTACTGAAACACAATGTCCAGATATGAAAGGTATGAAATTTACTTGGGCCGTAAAGCGTGAAGAAGTTGGCGATTACTATATGTTCCAAGACGATAATATTGTGCCTGCGCTGGTTGAAATAGATAAGCAAGTAGCAGAATATTATAAAGATAGCGAACATAAAATGGCAGAGTGGGATAAACAATCTGTTATGGATGCGTTGCCAGTGATTCAAGATACATTGGAAATAAAACGCCAAATCGCACAGAAAGCACTTGAATTTGCACAAAAGACGGCAGAAAAGTTAGCAAGCCCACAGGGTGCGGTTGATATGTGTGCAACATTACAAGAAAAAGCCACAGAAAGATATAACAAAACAGTAGAATCTTGGAACAAGGAGTAAAACTATGTCAAATGCAAAAGAACAATTCGGTTTATCAGATAAACCAGAAATTCACGGTGTTGTAGAACGTGAAAATGTATCTGTGCCAGCAGATGATTATTCTGCTCGTGTAGATGCTGAATTACATAAAAAATCAGAACCAGTAGCAAAAGCAAAAAACGGTAAGATTGCTGCATATAAAATTGCTGTATCAGGTAGTGTTCGTAAGAGTGATACAATGGAATCTTACAATGTTACGGTTACTATCCCACAATGCCCAGAAAACGAAATGCAATACCATATTCAAAACTTTGTGGAAATGGAATTGGTAAAACAGGGTAAATTGTATGACGGTGTATTAACTCGTGCTATCGATGAAATTGACGAAACAGAGATTACACTGGACTTTATCGGTAAAGATGTGTTCTCTCTGTCAAAAGAACAGTTGATTTTGGCACAAGATTACTATGGTTTATCTGGTTGCCACTATACAAATCCATCGTTGCGTTCTCTGCAAAAGAAATTTTATATGAACTATAAGATTAAAACAGATGAATCTTTGCACGATGAATTTGCTAAAAAAGAGTTTATCAGCATCATAGAATCAACAGTAGATTATAAAAAACTGCCTAAATTGGTGTTGAAATAGAATCCTTTGTTGTTTGTGTGGGAACAAGGGTGTAAAAAGCCCTTGTTTTTTATTTTAGACTATGTTATTATTTAAGTAAATCAGAAGCGGACTCTTGGCGACAAGAAACTTCTATCAACAACAGAAGTTTTTAACGCTTTTCTTCTATAAATAAAAAAACCAGCAAAAGTTTTTTATCGGAAAAACCTGACTTGCGAAGAACTAAAAAGAACAAGAACAGATAACTTATAGGAGAAAAATTATGTTATCGACAGAACCAGTGTTGTTAGAAGTTTTCCGCAATACTTACTTCAAAACAGCACAACAAAAACAATCTAAATTCCAAAAAGCAGGTGTTATTGAATATGACAGTGCTGATGGTGCTATTCACAACTTGGGTCGTATCAAACCATTTGAAATGACCGCTATTGCATCTAAAAATGCTACATCCGGTGCAGGTACAAAAACTGCTTGGACAACTGACAACCGCCAATGGTACACAACTTGGTACTATGCTGAATTGTTGATGGACAAAGAAATCGATGTTCAAAAAGCAATCGCTGACCCAACATCTTCTTTGATGTTGAACGCTGTGGCTGCTGGTAACCGTCAAATTGACCGTGTTTGTGCAGTTGCTGCTACTGCTTCTATTTCAAGTGGTGCGCCTGAACAAACCAAAACGACAGTTGCGTTCGCTGCTGATGGTGGTGTGACTATCGATGCTACCGGTGGTATTACAGAAGCCTTGTTGCGTAAAATCGCACAAAACTTCCAAAACTCTGGCTTGGTTGACGATGAAGAATGGCAAAACTCTGCTGTGTTTGTCACAGGTTCGGAAGAAAAAGCGTTCTTGGCGTTGGATAAATTGTTCAATCGTTTGTACACAACATATTCTGATTCGAACAAAGTGAAATGCCAAAAATTGTTTGATTCTTACAATGTATTCGTTGTACCGGGTTCTGATGCAGACCACACTGTTTCTAACCCAATCTTGACTGAAAGCACTGGCGTTCGTACCTGCTTGGTCGTTGCACCGGGTGCGTTGGTCGCAAAGATTGATATTAAAGAAGTCGAACACTTCCCAACAATGGAAACGTATTTGAACTCTCAAATGTTGCGTTTCAAAATCGAAGCAGGTGCTTGCCGTACAGAAGGCGCACGTGTCCAGATTTTAAGCACAACTATCGAATCTTAATATCGAAAACGGTTTGGGGGACTGACGGGGTTGCCAGTTCCCCAGAACTTAAAGGGTAAGGAAAATGAAAACGCCAGTAGAATTATGTAATGATGCTTTAAGAATTATGGGATTACGGACAGATTGCACGAACATAGATTCAAATCCTACTTCGCAATCCGATAAGGTTTTTCACGCTTTCTATAATCAAACTAGGCGGAAAATGATTAAAAGAGTTAGACCTAGATTTGCTTGTGTGGAACATTATACGATATTAGCAACACCAGTTGACCCATCTGACCCTAACTCTGATGTGCAATTCTTAAAACCACAAGATTGTCTGTATGTTCAAAAAGTAGATGGACACACAGAATTTACAGAATATGGTAATAGAATAGATGTTTTAGCCAGCACAGGCAGATTTATCACTATAAACTATGTTAGAGACGTTGTAGATACTTTAACTTGGACTGATGAGTTTGACGAACTTATGGCGGCTGCATTGGCTAAAAAAACCGTCACATATCTAACAAAAGATTCTGGTGCAAAACAAGTGTGTGATAATGAGTTTGCTTTACAGTTAGCAGAATTTAATGCACTTAATGCACGAGATACAAAGATTAAAAAGAAACATCACGCATTAACAAAGAGAGTATTTAACTTCCCTTGGAGATACTAAAATGCCGTTACATAAATTATCACAGAAAAGTTTTGTAAATGGACAGTATGATAGAACCGCCCAGAATCAAGAATCTGTATCTGGTGGCGGAATTGTTGCTACTGGGTTGTCCTATGCTAAAAATGTTGTATCTAGTGATAGGGGCGAATTAAGAAAGAGATTGGGGACAAAACATTTGCTAACTTTGCCAAAAGCAACAGTTTTAGTTCCTTTTCGTATGAACGATGAAAACGATGTTGTATTAGCGATAGATGACGAACACGTAACTGGTTATAAATATGTTGATGGCGAATTACAAATATTACAATCACTTACACCACAATCTGCGGTTGCCTTTCCTGCTGGTAATACTTGGGGTAATGGAACTAGTGGAGCATTGAGTATTACCAATGGTGATTGGACAGTATCTAGTTCGTTGTTTGGTAATAGTTACCCAGGGTATTTAATGAATAGGACTGGGTTTAATGAAGGTTATCCTGCCAAAAGTGCGCCACAAAGCATAACTTTCTATAATTCTTCAATCCCAGTATGTATGCGTAGTATTAAATTAAAATTCTGGACTATGAGTGGTTTGTATTATCAGTATCACAATTGGTCAAATCCAGTTATTCAATACTCTGATGATGGCACAAACTGGACTGGTGTTCAAACAGATTATGTTATTGATGAAAAAATTCCAAGTGGTTGTGTAGATATCTCTGGTATAGGTTATACTTGCTTTACACAGAATAGCGGAACTGCAACACAAATGAACTATTCAGGCGCACATCAATATTGGAGAGTGTTTTTTTCAACAGGTAGTCTTAATAAAGATGACCACGTTGTTGTTCAAAACGTTTCCTTTGTAAATCCTGCTACAGTTACAGATTTTCAACAAACAAGTCCTTATGTAGAAGAACAATTAAAGAAAGTCAAGTATACACAAGATGTTTTCACAAATAAAAACACTATGTTTATTGCTTGTGAAGGCGTAATACCGTATAAATTATCAAATAATACAGGGGAATTGACTTGGGGCAGTTTCACACCAACAAATACAAATACATTATGGAGTTCAAAAGGTTATCCTGCTGCGGTGTCTTTATTCCAAAATAGATTGTGGTTCGGTGGATTTGAAAACTTCCCAACAACAGTTATAGCAAGTAAATTTGACGATTATGACACGTTTACACCAAGTTCACCTGTGCAAAAAGATGATAGTTTAGATTTACGTTGTAATCAATTATCAACCAGAATTAGAAATCTTACAGGCGGTCAATCTGTAATGTATTGTTTCTCTAATGACGGTATCAGTAATATTGACGGCGGTTCAACAGGTTTATTGGCTACAAATGAAAATATTGAATTTAAGTTAAAGAACCGTATGCCTGCGGGCGATGCAACGCCTGCTTTCAAAGATGATATTATGTTGTATTCATCTAGTGATGGCACAAAGTTATACGGTGTGGACTTTGATTTATTGGTTAATCGTTTCCAAGTTAGCGATTTGGCTATCTATGCAAAAGATATAACACAAGAAAAAATCACAGAATTACACTATGTAAATAACGAATCTAAATTGGTTTATGGATTGACCGAATCGGGTAAAATGTTTGCATTACTGTATGAAAAAGGTGCATATCAAGGCTTTTTCCCAATGGATTTCAATGGCACTGTATATGATATAGTTCCAATTAAAGTAGGCAGAGATTATAAACTGTTAATGGTTGTGTTTAGAGATGGAAACTGGTATTTGGAAGAAAAGTTAGATTGTGGTAGTTATATTGATACAAGCACCCCAAGATTAACAAGTGAAGAAAAAAAGTGGGCTACTTATGATAATTTAGAGAATAATATCGCATTAGATTGTTACCAAACTTACGATGAAAGTTTTGTGGCAGAAACAAAAATAGCAAACGAAACACACATTGATTCCAACGTTGATTTAAGTGGCTATACTGGTAAAAGTATTATGTTAGCCAATGATAACGAAAAAGATTTTGTAATAGGAATAATACAAAATGCTTCTTGGGCGCATTATAATAATGTTTTGCCAACGTTACCAGTATCACCTGATGTATTTTCTGTGTTGGGATATAATGGTTCTATATTTGTCGCTATAAGTAACAGGGGGTATATCTCAACATCATCTGATGGCATCCATTGGTCTGATGCTGAAAATGCTGGATTAGGCGCACGTGCGTGGCAGGCGGTTGTTTGGGATGGAACAAAGTTTGTATTATTAGGGTCTAGCGGTTATATATCAACGTCTAATGATGGTATTAGTTGGACTACTCCTGTTCAAGATGCTAATTTAGGTGCTAATGGATGGCGTGATTTAGTTTATACAGGTTCAGAATTTGTCGCTGTAAGTTATAATGGTAATGTGTCTAGTTCAAACGATGGTATAAATTGGTCTAGTGCATCTCAACTAATTACCGTATCCCCAAGCAATCTTTCAACATCTATATCGTATAATGGTTCAAAATTTATAGCATTAGACAGTTATGGTTATATTTCTGAATCAACAGATGGAATTACTTGGTCTAATCCAGAACAAAGATTACTTGCAGGTGCTATCAATTTTGTTAAATTAACTTATGATGGCTCAAAATTTATAGCATTAGACACAAATAAATTATCGGTATCTGATGATGGTGTGGTATGGACTAATATAATAAATAATATCTATACATCGGCTGTCAGCGATATGATGTATGGGAATAACAAATTATTTGTTATGTCTATTGATGGCACAATTTCTATGTCTAGTTCGCCATATAATAGAACAACAATAGAAATACAAGCACAACGTGGTAATTCAACAATATTTACGAAGATTTATCCTGAATTTACGCAATTCGCACCAAATCTACCACAAGTAGCAAATATTGGTGTTGTTAGCGAAGGTCGTTATTTTAATGCTACAAAACCAGATGAAAACGGTAATATAACCTTACCTGCGCCTTGTCATAAGATTATCTATGGTGTGCCTTATGAATCTGTTGCTATAATTAAATTACAAGCGCCGTATGAAAGTTTGAAAAATATAGCACAAGTGGATTTATCTGTTATAAATAGCACACATTTGGAAGTGGGAACGAATTTTGAAGATACACAAAATATTGAAAAAATTGACGATTCAAGTTATTATGATTTAACAAGAATCACAATGAACGATACATATAGATTGGTATTGAGTGATACGCCTGAAACAACTAAAAACTTGATTTTACGGTCAAATAAAGGTGTGCCTTTCACAGTAATAGCAATAGATATGTATATAAATTATAGCAATTTGGGGGGTGATTAAGATGATGGGTGATGAAATGGCGGTTCGTTCAGGTGGTATGTATGGGAATCCTGAATCTTCATATACACGAGCAACACCATCGTCTAGTTTTGATTATGGACAGGCGTTTACTTCGGCGGGTCAAATCATACAAAGTGGTGCAGGTTTAGGTTCTGCGATTGTTCAAAAAGACCAAATAAACGCTAATATCGGTGCTTTGAGATTTGAAAGACAGTATAATGTAGATAAATATAAGCAACTAATGGCTGATACTTTGGCAAGCAATAAAATGAGTTTTTATTCATCAGGGTTAGACTTTAAGTCTGGAACGGCTATGGATGTCATACAAAACAATCAAAGGGCTATGGAAGAAGATTTGGGTATGATGGAGTGGAATTATGTCCAACAAGAAAAGAATTTGAAAAAAGCAAAGAAAGCAAACAGATTAAATATAGCAAGTTCAATATTTCAAATGGGTGGTGGTGCTGCTTCTATGGCGGCTATGGCATTATAGGGGGTAAAAATGGTTGATATTCTTCGTAGTAAAACTGCACAAGTAGAAAAAGCAGATTATAGTAAAATGAAGCGTGCTATGGATAATATGGTTCGTAGTGTTGGCTCTGCGGTTGAAACTGCTGGTAAAACTGTATCTGCGGTAGAACAACGCAGAATTAAAGAAAAACAATATCAAGCCAATATAGAAAGTAATATTGAAAACGAGCAACAAAATATAAAATCACAACAACAAAAAGCATTTGATGCATCTGATAAACTTGTCGCAGCAGATATGGCAGGTAGATTAGAAAACGATTTGTTGCGCTGGAATTTAGAACAAAGACAAAACAACCCTAACTATATCGGAACACCAGACCACGAAAAAGCGATGCGTGATTACTATGCTCGTTTGTATCAAAAATATTCACAAGGATTAGGGGAAGTCGGCAGGGGCGAATTTACCACAAAGACCCAGAACACAGTAAATCAGTTGATAGGAAACGATGTTAAGTGGGCATATCAACAGAAAATCAAACAGGGCGAAGATTCTGCTAGACAAATTGCCGAATCTATGAATCAAACCGCTGCGGTGTATGGGGCAAATGGCGATATTCAAGGTTTTAAGGAATCGCACAGCGAAAAAAGAGAACAACTTGCTGATTATTCAAGCGATTCAATGTTGCCAGATAATGCAGATAAGGCTTTGTTAGAAGCAGATAAAAAATCTGTTGTTAGTTTTGTTAATGGTTTGTCTGAATCAAATCCTAAATTAGCCAAAGCATTATTGGAAAATCCTGAATTGTTTAAGGAAATTGTGCCAGATGAAATGATTGAAACGGCAAATAATATAGCATCCAAAAACGAACAGAAAGATTTGAACGAACAGTTAATACTGACAAATGCGGCTATTGCTGGCGAAAAAGATAAAAAAGAAAAGCGTAAATTAGAAAAAACCAAAGATAAACTGGAAAAACAGTTAAAAGAAAGCCAAAAGAAAGATTATAGCGAAGAATCTGTTAATGCAATTTATGATGATTTGCGTAAATCTATAATGCCACAAGTCCAAAAACAATATGAATTAAACCAGTTGGCAGAAAAACAAGCGCAAGAAAAAGCGGCTGTTGATATTTATACAATGGCATTAAGTCCTGACAAAACCGTATCTAATGATGCTCGTATGTCTTTACGGATACAACAACCAAATAATGTTGATTCAGAAATGCACAAAGTTTATAAAGATTATATCAAAGCAGACCAAGATGTTATTAAAAACACACAACCTACATTAGTAGGAACGGTTGGGGCTGTTGAACTTATAAACAATTTAGTGCAACCAACAAACGAACCAGAAATAAAACAGGTTGAAAAAGCATTAAAAACAAGCACAGAATTGCATAACAGCCCTGTGACACAAGAACAGTATGAACTGGGTAATAACATTATCTATAACACAATGGCAGACCCTGAATATAAAGCACAAACACAACACACAATGGCTTTGGCAAAAGCAAACATATTAGACCACTATGCAGAGTTATTCAGTCCTGATGTTCCTGAAACAGATAAAGAATTTCAAAAACCTATGGACACAACCCCAGTTGCTAGCGGTGTTATGGTTGATTTTAAGACAAAAAAAGTTGTTGATTTCAATTATGCTGCCGCATCGGAAAAAAACAAAGCAAAATATAATCTTGTAAAAGATACTTATGCTGGCGTGTTAAATGATATTTCAATAGGAAAATTTGACGATGCAAACGAAAAAATCTTTGCTTTACCTTATAATGTTGCTAAAATAAATTACGAAGGTAAATTATCGCCAGAAGTTGTTTCAAAGTTTATGAAACAAGATAAAACCGGCGGTAGTCCTGTTGAATTTATGTATAATGGATATTCTTTTGAATATTTAGGTATTGACCCAACTGGAACTATCAAAGCAAAAAGGCGGTTGTAATGTCCGAACAAACATTTGATTTGACAGATAAAACATTAGAATCAGAATATTCAGGATTGTCTGAATTACCAGAAGTAAAAACGCCGATTGAGTGGTTGCGTGGTAATGGCAAAGGGCAGTTTCGTGAAATGCTACTAGATGATGTTATACCACAAAGAAAAGAGTTGCCGGAGTGGAGTAAAGATATTAAAGAACAAACATTACCAGAATTAGCCAGTAAAGCAGTTTTTTATGACGGCTCAGGCGAAGGTATGAATAAAATTGGAGAGTTTTTTTATACAACCAAAGATTCATTTGCTAGGGCTATTGAAAATATGCCAACAGATGTATTACGGTTTTTATCTGCAAGCGCAAAAACTTTTGGCATTAGTGAACAAAAAAATGCTGAATTGTTGGAAAAATTAGATGATGTTAGGTCAAGTCAAGATTTTGATAAAGCCCTGCGTGATTTTAGATTAGGCGTAGAATCTGATGCTTTTAGTAATGAAATTGCAGATGTTTTTGGGCAAATGGGGTCTATTTTATTGGGTGCAAGCGCATTAAAAGGTGCAGGCGTTGCTGCAAAAACAGCGGGTGGCGTTGTTGAAGGATTAGCAGAAGGTGGCGAATATTTAGCAAAAGATATTGAATCACAAAGACAGCGTGAAGGTGGTTTGGAAAAATACAAAGGCGAAGGACTTGGTTTTGCAACTAGTTATGGTATATTAGCAGGGTTGATTGGTGCTAAGGGTGCGGAAGCAAACTTTTTAGACCATTTAGGCGAATTTACTGGTAAAAAATTTGTAAAAGAGCAAATTGTATCAGAATTAGGCGAAGAAGCGTTCCAAACTCTAACAGAAAGAGCAAGCCGTAGGGCGCAAAATACTATTTATGGCACAGATACAGATAAACAAACTTGGTGGCAAGATTTATTGTCTATTGGTAAAGCCGGTTTGTTAGGTGGTATTGGTGGGGCTGTTGTTGGTGGCGTTGGTTATGTGAATAACCATAACCGTATGAAAGAAATGTTGGTTGATAATTTTGGTCTAACAAAAGCCGATGCAAGTAAATTAGCGTGGCGATACCTTGAAGACACAAACGCTGCTTTATTAAGAAATAGTGTTGCATTACAAGATATGTCGCCAAATAGTCGTGTTATGCAGTTTTCCAAAGAACAGTTAATGCGTGATGGGCAGACAGCAGAACAGGCAGATAAAACACTTGCTAGAATTAGACGAGATGTTATCAAAGAACAGGTTAAGAAAGACGAAGAATTGTCTAAAAATGATTTCTTTGAACAGTCAAAGACGACAGAAAATCTAATAGAATATTTGCGCCAAAAGACAGGCGTTCAGGCACTTGAAGATAATATTATTGAAGAAGAAAAACAAAATATTGCAGATAGACGGGCAGAGTTGGAATCACAACAAGCACAAACAGAAACACAGACAAAAGAAATTGCCCCTGAACAGACAACAACAGAAGAAAAACCAGCAGAACAACCAAAAACGACCCCAACGCCTGTGCAATTAGAGTTAAATTTCTTAAATGCGCAAGAAAACGCAATAAATCAAGCGATGGGTATAGAAACGCCTGCTTTGCCAGTAGACAATAATTTATTAACAAAACAAGATGTGGAAACCATAAACGAAAAGATAGACGAGATAAATAAAAAACTTGATTCTATACCAAAACAAGCAACACCGGAACAAAAAACCGAATTTGAAGTTGGCAAAGAGTTAAATTCATTTGAAAAACCTGAAACTGTAAAGAGTGCTTATGCTGCTCGTGTGGCTAAACAGACGAAAACCGAAGGTGTTGCACCGCTTTTGCACAATGTTAGAGATATTAAAGCGGCAAAGACGGCGGCAGATACATTGGTTGAAAACGAAGAAAATAATGCTTGGGAAATGTTAGAAAATAACAAAGCAGATACTCGTGGCTTTTTACGGTCTGAAATTGCAGAAGCATTAAAACGCAAGATTGCAAAGATACAAGACCCAGAAGTTAGAAAAACACAATTAAGACGGCTTATAAATGCGTATTCTGATGTTGCTACTAGGGCAGGTCAAGAATTGCGTGCGCTGGCTGATGATAGTTTGATAGATGCTATAAGAGATGCCGCACAAATTGAAGCGGAAGCGACTAGAAAAATCAAAAAAGAAGTCAAAAACAAGTCCGCCAGAGTGCAAAAAACAGTTGATAAAGTAGTAAAATCGCATAAAGTTATGAGTGATAAAAAGTTTTGGGATACAATCAAAGAACAAATGGAGTGTAAATAATGAAAGAAAAATGTTTTTTGCCTTCCACTCTTGATGAATTGCAGACAGAATTAAAGAATCAGGGCATTTCATTACAAAAATTTTTTTTGGATGAAAACATAGACCCAGCAAAAAGACACAATATTTTGCTTAATGTTTTAGGAACCGAAGAAAATGTTAAATTTTTTCAAGATACTGTCTATGAAAACATTATTACGCCAGCATTACAGAAACAAGCCGAAAGAGAATTGGCAAAAGAAAATATTAAAAAGAACATTATTGACGATATTGTAATGAATCGTATTCGTAGATTACAGGGTCGTATGTCACCAGAATACGAAAGTATGTATCTTGAAAAACTTGTTCAACAAGATATGAAAATGGCGTTAAATCAAGAACAATCCGAATCGCTTGTTGCTGCACAAAACTCTGTGGATGCGGCATTGGAAGATTTGAATACAGCAATAGCCGAAGCAAAAGACGAAAATGGCAATCCGTTGTTCAATGTAAAATCATATAAAGATATTTACAAAGAATCAGATGTGCAAAAAATCCACGAAAACGATAAATTATATCAAAAATATCTTACTTTGGGGCTGGCAATAAGAAAATATCAACAAACTTATGCTGATATATCACAAGATTTATTGTCAAAAGGTTGGAAAGCGGTTGGACAAAAGATACTTGGTTCAACTCGTTCTGCGGTTTTATCTGCCGACTTATCTTTTGGGCGTAATATTTCAAATATGTTCTTTGTAAGGCCCGGAATTGGTTTTAAGGCGTGGTGGAAAGGAACAAGTAGAACATTTGGCGATTTGTGGTATGGCACAGAAAAAGATAAAAATGGTTATACAAAGCAAGATTATGCTTGGGCTGAAATATATGCCCACCCAAATGTAATTAGTGGCAGGTTAAAGCAATTAGGCGTTAATATAGGTATTACAGAAGAACAGTTTTTAAATTCATATATTACACAATTAACAGAAAAATCAGAAGAATATTCAAGAACTGGCGAAAATAAAACAAAAAAAGTATTAGCAACTGCCGCCAGACCAGTTCTGCGTTTGTATGCTGCGTCTGAAAGTGGTTTTAATATGGCTGTTAATACTGCTCGTTTTATGTATGCTAATGCTATGATAGATTTATATGATGCCAAAACCACAGCAGATATTAAATTATTAAAAGAAAATGGCGTTGGCGATTTAATTATGGAACAAACCGGGCGTTGGAACGGTTTGAAAGGCGATAAAGCATTGGTTGATAAAATATCTTTCTATGTAATGGCTATGCGCTGGACGGCAAGTCGTATTACAACAGTTAAAAATATAAGATACATCCCTGCAACGATTGCTGATATAGCCAAAAAAGTTAGTGGAAAACAAGGAATACAAAGTTTAGACACATTTTATCTTAATAAACCAAATGTTGATAAGGGTAGGTCTGCATTAGGTTTGGTTATTGCTATGCCGTTCTTTGCTGGTTTATTGAGTGCAGCATTAAGCGATGATGATGAAAAAGATTATTGGGAAAGGGCTTTGGATAGTTGGGATTTGACTGGCGATTTTGGTAAAGTGGTATTTGGTAAAACGAGATTTGATTTGACCGCTGGTATTGCGCCGATTATAACGACAGTAGCCAAAACAGCAAAACAAATGTGGAATCCTAAATATGGTAAAGATTCGTGGGACCCGGTTGCAAGATTCTTAAAAAACCGTCAAGCACCTATTATTTCAATATTAAACGGTTTTTATGAACACGGTAGGGCGGCGTTTGATGATACTTATTTACCAAAAGATATAATGAACCAACCAGAAACATTAAACGCTTTTCTGCGTGGTATATTCTTGCCTATTTATGTTGATTCTATGATTGAATCCTTTGGTGGCGATAGAGATGAAGATATTTCAACATTAGAAGCAAGTGCTGCCATTGTTGCAGATGTTATCGGTATTGGTGCTGTGACTTATAGCGACAGGGCAACCAAAGCGGAAATATTAGAAAAATGGGGTAAAGCAAGCCCGTTGGCTCAAATCGGCACAGGCACAAAACTTTATCATGAACTTTCTGATGAAGAGTTTAAGAAAGCAGAACAAGATATGGAACGGATGTATATGGCAGAAGCACAAAAGTTAATGCGTAGTCCTAAATACAAAACTATGAGCAAAGAAGAAAAAGATGCGGCAGTCACAAAGATACATCGTGATGTTCAAAACGAATTGTCAATCAAGTATGGTGTGAAAGCAAAGCCTAAAACATCATCAAAAAAGAGATTGAAAAAGAACAGTAAAAATGATAATGTAAAGTAAGGGGTATAAAGATATGGCAGTTGAATATGAAATCTCATCAGATGTAGCAACAATTACAGGGGTGGCATCTAATACACAAGTCGCTAGTGTAGTTAAGTTTTATACAGGTGCAGTTACCTATGACGATGAACCCACTTCTAAATATGCAACAGTTACAATAAATGGCAAAAGTCAAAGGGTTATGCTTTGTATTGCGGTTAGTGGAACGGTTGTTTATGACGATGTGCCTTGTTTATATTCTACTGTTGATGGACACAGAACATTAAATGTAGTAGCCCCAAGTGAATCAGGAACACCTGACGATGTGCCAAGTTTATATGAAACTGTCGTTGTAAATGGTAAAACTGTTCGTGCTTTAAGATGTGTTTTAATAAATCAAACCCCAACCTATGATGGTGTATCAAGCACTTGCACATTTACAGATAGCGGTAAAACTCATACTGCTCAATTAGTCAATCAAGTAAGTGGTGGTGCAATAGAAGAAATTGTGCGTGGAACATCGCCCTTATCTCTGCCCGATGCTGTTGCCAATTCATTACAGTATGTCAAGGCGTTTGGTGGAACTTATCAAGGCAATATTCCACAAGCGTATACCCAAGTGAATTATGTGACGAATACGGCACAGACAGCAGTTAATACTGGGATTATGATAGATTTCGCAAAGAACTACGAGTTTGAAGTAGAGTGCCGTGCTACAAATAATTCTTGGTATATCTTGCAAAGCCGTACAGGTCTAACAGGCAATATCACAGGTATTAGCGGGGCAACTTCTGGTAATACGATTACACTGGTTGTTGGTAATGTCACTGCTTGCACAAGTGCGATTACAAGAACCGTTGGCAACAAATTGTATGTCAAAGCAACACTGAACAACGGCACGGCGACATTGTATGTTAAAGATGAAACAGCAAACACAGACGATACGCAGACAGGTAGTTATGGGGTATCGCAACCAAACCCAACCGCACCAGTTTATTTGTTGGGTAATGCAGGCGGACAATACGTGCAAGTCAATAACGACATTTATATGATGCGTATAAAAGAAAACGGTGTTGTAGTAGCAGATTATATACCTTGCAGACAGAGTGCAAACGCAGGGTTCTATGATAAAGCCAGTGGAACGTTCAAGCAAGCATTGACGCCAGCAAACTTGACCGCAGACGGCAACACAGTGCCAACCCCAGATGCCCCGATGGACATCGTGTGCAATAACGGGGTGTTGAAAGCACGGCACGCAAGCGGATTACCAGCAGGATATACGCGATTGGAATATTTGCAATCCAGTGGCACACAGTATATTGACACAAGTATTGCGCCAAAAACATTTGATTATGAAATAACAACTGTAGGAACTTTTAATACAACTAGTTCTGGTCCTAATGTTATGTGGGGATATTTGACTTCTGGTGACGGTATGGTACCACGTTGGATTTTATCAACGTATATGGATAAATGGTTACCGAGTCCTAATGGTACAACAGAAGTAGGTGTAGCCGATACATTAAAACATACCTTTGTTAATATGGTTTATATGGAAAATGAAACCCCAACTTCACGATTTTATGTTGATGGGAGTCAATTACAATCTACTACAATAGATAACCCTGCAACTTGGGCAAACAATACGCTTTCTATATATCTTTTTGGTAGAAACAATAATGGCACTTTGGGAAACGCAACGGCGTCAAAAATATATCGTCATATTGTGAAGAAAAATGGCACAGTAATCCAAGACCTTGTTCCTGCCAAAAACAATTCCAATGTACTCGGTATGTACGATACTGTGTCTGGTCAGTTCTTCACGAACGCTGGCACAGGCACATTTACAGCAGGCGACCCAGTAAGCGACCCTGTTGAAATCTACACAGACGGCACAGTGGAAACAGTATGGGTGCACGGGAAGAATTTGTTTGATAAAACTGCTATAACGGCAAATAGTTATGTAAATGCAAGTGGTGGAGTGACAAGTGACGGAACAAACAGAACCGTTGTGTCTGGCGAAATATATGTTAAACCATCTACAACATATACTTTGAGTGGTGTTGGCAATATATACAACGCATCGTATAATCGTTCTGGATTCCAATATCAAGCAGACGGCACATCCATATCAGCCATAACCGCAACCCAGGACACTGGAAAAGTAACATTTACAACTGCTGCAAATTGTGCATATATTCGTGTAATGTCGCTGACTGGAAGTGTTGATACGGCTATGCTGGAACAAAGCCCAACCGCCACGACCTACGAACCATACTACGATGGTGGCACAGCAACGGCGGAAATGCTGTTAAAGGTTGGCGATTATCAAGATGTCCAAGAAATACTTGCTGGCGATGTCACACGCAAAGTCGGGGTAAAGGTGCTTGATGGAACGGAAGATTGGCAAAATGCCGCAACAACAGACAGATACCTGTTGGCGTTTTCTTCTAACAGTTATAACAAGACGAACAATAAACCGTTCTGCACGCATTTCTGTGGTAGAAACGGCGTAACTGGTTCTGTTAGTGTCGGTATGAACGATTGTGCTTTCTATATAGGTGCCACTAACGACTGGGAATTTTATGTTGGTATGGCAAACACAACCGTTGCTGGGTTCAAACAATTCCTTGCCGACCAATACACCGCAGGCACACCAGTAATCGTTGTCTATCCACTGGCCACAGAAACCACAGAATCTGTCGCAGGGCAGACATTACAAGTGCAGGCAGGCGATAACACACTGGAAATCACACAAGCGTCAATGACGGGATTAGAGTTGGAAGCGAAATATCTAAAATCAGCATAGGGGTAAAAAAATGACACTAGTTAGAGAATATCAACCGACTTTTGTATTAGGCGATGGGGAAACAAAAGAGTTTTCCTATCTGTTTGAAGAAGTTAGTGAAAACTTTGTGAAAGTAGTTGTTAAACATAGTGACGATTCTACTTATGTTCCTGTTTTTAGTGTAGATTTAGATTCTCATAAAGTAGTGTTTGGGGAAAGCGAAACAGCCCCATTGGATACAGATGTTGTGTGTATTTACAGAGATACCCCAGATTTACAAGATACACCATTTAGAACATTACAGGGTTATGATGCAAGAGCATTAGAAAATATCTTGTCTAAAATCGTTGCTATGATTCAGGAAATGAAATCTAATGGTTTTTCAACACAGATTTTACAGGGAACACCTTGGCAATTAGATTTATTACACCCTGCTGACGATAATGCAAGTGTAGTGATAGATTATAATGCTAGAATATTAAAGAAAGGTTTGTATTTTCAAATAGTTAGTGGCAATTTACAAGTGTCAGCAGACGGCAATAGTTTTATTTCAATGCCAAAATCAGCAGATATTACAGAGTTTAGATGTTTGGAAACTGTATTGGAAGATTTAACAGTTATTAGAAAATTACAGTATAAAGTAAATAATGTTTGGTATGATGCTGATGTAACCGCACAAGCAACAGCAGACGAAGCATTAGATTTGGCACAAACAGTTCAGGGCGATTTAAGTTCTCATAAATTAAACCATAACAACCCACACGAAACAAGTTTGGGTAATTTAACCGATGTTGATTTTACAAATTTACAAACAAATCAGTTCTTGAAGTTTAATGGCACAAAGTGGGTTAATGTTTCTTATTCATCGATTTGCGCTTGGGGTGGAATTATTGGCACTATAACAAATCAAACAGATTTAATGGCAGAATTTGCCAAATATGTAAGAACAGACGGCAGTTCAACAATGACAAATCCGTTGATGATGCGTGCTACACAGGATTTTAAATGTGCAATTGCGCCGTATTGGGACGGAGTTGGATTTTTCAAATTAAACGACAACAATTCTGTGACCCTGATGGCGAGCATAGAATACAATTCGGGTTTTGAGCCAGCCACGACCAATACTTATAACATTGGCGCATCTGCTCGCAAATGGAAAAACTTGTATCTATCGGGTAAAGCGTATGTGTCTGTTATAAATAATGGGTATGATATTGCGATTCCTGTAACGAACAGTGCTGATACTTTGGCATTGAAGTCGGAAGTTGATTTGGCGGCTAATTCTGGTCGTATGATTACAGACCAAGGCGTGTGGTTTGCTAAAATGTATGCTGCAAGCACAGTGCCAACTGGTGCCGAATACGATGGTAAAAACTATGCAGATTTTTCACAGGTTGACAGTGATAACAACCCAGTAATCAAAATATACACAGGTGCAAGTGGTGCGTGGACATTAACAGAAACAATCACACCGCCAGCGGATTATGACGGTTATGTGCCAATTACCAGTAAAATATGGGATATTGTGGAACAAACAGGTCAGCAAGGCGGACGTGTATTGTGGAACCATCAAAGCAAAGACTTTACACCATATCCACAGATTATATCATTTGACAACCAAAATATTACAAACAGTTCTTTTTCTGGCGGAACCATTACAAGTTCAACATTTGATGGGGAAGCGACTTTAAGTGGAGTATCAACAGCACCAACGCCAACAGATGCGTCGCCAAACGACCAAATTGCCACAAAGGAATACGTGGACAGTCACTCTTCTACTGGCGGATACCACCCAGACTTGTTTGATTGGAAATGGGCAGACCACCAATTAGACGATGTTCAGTGGTTGCGTGCCGATACTTTCTCTTGGCAATCTGGTAGTGTATATCAAGCGGCTTTCTGGAATTTGTTCTATGATATGCAAGTCAGCACATACTGGTATGGTGGCGGTGGTCCAGCATACACAAAATCAAGAACACCTGCTGTTGGTGATGCAGTTTATCTAAACAGCGACCTGACAACACAAATTGGAACAGTTGAATCGTATGACGATGTCAATGACGAAATAACCGTAAGCGGCGACACATATTCATTTATGAGCAACACTTATGTCACACCGACAACAGAAACAGTAGCAGGTTATACAGTCACAGTTTATACAGGGCATAGTGGCAAAAAGATTGTAAGCGTGAGTGATGAAACAAATGTTGCCAATATATATTCCGCAACAGGCGTGGCGTGGTATTACATCATAGATATTCCGAATAAACAGTTTAAGTTGCCACGTGGCAAACACGAACATTATGGCGATAGACCAGTTGTTGGTAATGGTTCAAGTATATATGTGCGTTCAAGTGGTGGAACAGTTGGCGACACAAGAATAGCAGGGTGGAAACAGCCTAGTAATGCGGGTTATAAATATTTAACCACTGAAACAGCGTCACAGACGGCAGGTAGTAATAATGAAACAGTCTTATTATCAACAGACTCAACAAAATCTGGTATAATTTCAACGCCTGTGCAAGATACAGACCAATACAAATATCTGTATTTCTACGTTGGTGAATTTACACAGACGGCAATTGAAAATACCGCTGGAATCAACGCCGAAGATTTCAATGCAAAAGCCGACACGGACTTCGGCAACACGTCAATGATTGACTACGTGGTTGCAAAGCAAGACCCATCAGCAGGAAACGGTTATACTTGGTATAGAAAGTATAAATCAGGTTGGGTTGAACAAGGTGGAATAACAAACACTATATCTGTTGCTGGTAATTCTGGCACAAATGTTGATGTCACACTACCTATAACTATGGCAGACACAAATTATAATATTCTGACTACTAGAAAGGACGGTGGCTCTGGTTATGCACAGACAGAAGAAAATACAAACGCAATATCAACATCTGTAATACGCATAACATTGTGGAATAATGTATCAGGAACGGCTAGCGGTGGAAAATTCTGGTGGGAAGTTCGTGGTATGGCAGCATAAAGGGGGACAAAATGTATGAAATTGGACAGATTATTACAAAAGAACAACATATTGATTTTGCAAACTGGTGTGCCGTCAACCGCCCAAAGATGTCGACCGAACCTGTGGGCGACGGAACATATCGTATTATTGAAACCCCAGTGTTGCCAGAACCAGAACCAACCCGTTCCCAAATGCACGAATTACGCAAGCAGGCGTATGCAGAAACCACCGATAAATTAACATTGGAAAAACTGCGTCTGCAAGCGATTGGACAATGGACAGAACAGAAAGACGACGAATACATAGATAGAATCGGTGCATTATCAGCGGAGATAAAGAAAAAATACCCGTTCAGCCATAAAATTACCCCCGCCGACCAAGTCGGGCAGGGGCAAGAGTAGGTAGGAAAGCATCGGGGCATAAATGCCTTTCAGCAATCAAACCTACGGACATATTCTAACAAGAACAAGAACCAAAAGTCAAGGAGAAAAACGATGCCGATACATAAAACTAAATCAGGTTGGCAGTGGGGACAACACGGAAAGGTTTATAAAACAAGGGCAGGTGCAGTAAGACAGGCTCAGGCTGCACACGCCGCAGGATTTAAGGAAAAGAAAAAATGAAAAAGCAACCCAATATAGCAGTAGAAGTATTTTTATCATTGGTAAAGTGGTTTATTGTTGCTCTCGTCGTCACTAATCTTATAACAAGTTTAATCTGGGCAGGTGTTCATTACGGTTACTTTGCTAAAAGTTTTAACGGAACATCTATATCAGCAGATATGATACAAACAGATAATAACAATACAAACCAGAGTATAACAAATGGCTAGACAATCTATTAAGTTTACAGTTCGTGGTGTTGGCGGTGGTCGTGCGGGAACAAAACGCCCAAGCGCACCCAGAATTGCTATGAATAGGGTAAGGAAAACTAGCAATGGGAAACGCAAAGCATAAAATTATATCGTTCTGGTTGACACATATATTCCTGCGCAGAATAGGCAAGCGGTATCCTGAATATTTTACGCGCTGGATTAAAGATATTACTGATGATAATTCTGCTAGAAAGATTATGTCTATGCGTTATACTGGTGATAATCCTATGAAGTTTGAAGCCATTGCGTATGAATTAAATATTGCACCAAGGCGTGTATTTGAAAAGCATAAATCTGTGATAGACCGTATGATTGGCGGAGTTTAGACCGCAGTTTTGCGAGCATAACATTTTAACTGAAATACCCCTATAATTCCTATGTATAAAAACATAGGAGTTTTTTTATGTATGAACAGTTTAGTAATTTTAATGGTTATAACCCTTATCAACAAAGGGCTATGCCACAACCAATCCAAAGTATATCACAACCAGCACAACGGCAGGTAATAACTTATTCTGTCAAGTCCGCTAATGAATTGGCAAATATGCCTGTTATGCCTAATACGATATACCTTGGTATTAACAGCGATGGTAAGGAACTTTATGTAAGACAGATGAACCTAGACGGAAATGTAGAACTTAATACTTATGCGCTGATAGACGGAAAGAAAGAGAAGACAGAAATCCAAGCCATCGCTGATAATATTACTGAAATCAAGAACTTACTAGCAAATATGGGGGTTAAAAATGAATCCACAAGTGTTGCTTAATATGTTTATACAAGGAAAATTTGCAAATCATCCGATGATGAAAACTGTGCAACAAATGATGGCTGGAAAAACGCCTGAACAACAGCGGCAGACTATCATAAATACAGCAAAATCATACGGGTTTGACTTAAATCAACTTCCCCCAGAACTTCGTAGTTTATTGGGGTGACTTAACAATTAAACCAAAAGGAAAAAACTATGGCAGAAAATGCAATGACACCCGCTGATATGGGTGCAGTATTAGGAAACCGTTGGGGTGGCTATCCTTACGGTGGAAACGGTTTTGGCTTTGGTGGCGGTGACGGCGGTCTGTTCGCAATCTTGCTTATCGTCTTGTTGATGGGCGGTGGTGCTTGGGGTATGGGCAACCGTGGACAATTCGGCACAGAAGCAATACAAAACCAAATGCAACAAGGGTTTGACAACCAAAACACAATGGCTAACCAAAGAGAAATCTTGGCGGCTGTCAACCAAAATTTCCACGATAACTTAAATGTTATTCAGGATAAATATGGCGAATTGACAAGGGACATCTACGGTGTTTCTGGACAGGTCGCACAAGTATTGGCTAACCAAAATGCGTGTTGCTGCGATACCAAGATGTTGATACAAGAAACAACTGCACAAAACCGTTATGATGCGTTGAAAAACACAAATGACATCAACGCCGTCACAATCGGTCAAACACAGAAAATCTTGGATGCTTTGGCACAAAATAAGATTGAAGCATTACAAGGTCGTATCAACCAATTAGAATTGAACAATGCAGTAGCAGGGGTTGTCCGTTATCCAACGGCTACAACATACACATCGGGTATGTCCCCGTTCTGTAATTGCAATTCTTGCGGTTGCGGATTCTAATTTATCGGGTGGGTTCGCCCACCCTGAACTTTAAGGAGATTTGAAATGAATTGTAATTGCTGCAATAACCTACACAAAACAACAGCGTTAAGTACTGCTGGGTTGATGACGGTTACGAATCCAAATAATGTTGGTAATTTTGATAAATTCTGTTTAGTCTTAACTATCTGTCCAAACACAGTTGTTACAGGAACACCTGTTCCATACACAGTTACAGTGAACGGCACAAACATTCCTGTTGTTGACAGATGGGGTTATCCAATCAAAACAGATAGATTAAGAACAAGAACTCTTTATAGGGGCAGATACATTACTGTTGCGAGCAACTCGCATATAACATTGTTAAATGTGTGCGATGACGAAGCGGCTATCGCTTCTGCAATAGCAAATACATCTGTTACCGAAACTACCACAACAAATGGAGATTAACAATGATTGCACATGAAGATAAAATGGCATTGCGTGAGAATCTGTATCGGCATGGTATGGTTTTAATGGAAAAAGTCCAGAAAATGATAGATGCTGGAAATTTGACACAGAGTCAAATGGAATTTGCGGCAGATGTTATGAAGGATATTGCCAAAATGGATAAAAGTTTAGCCAAAGCGTGCTACTATGATTCAATCAAAGGCGATGCAGACGAAAGAAAATACTAGACAACAGAATAAAAAACTCGTAATATGTTTGTGTGGCTAGGTTCGCTACCGAAAGCATAACAACTCATTATGTTGCCACATAAAATTTATGAGTATATTATAGGAGTATAATATGAGCAAAGCATTTCAAATTAAAGATTTTCCTGACTATTACATTACAGATACAGGCGATGTGTATTCACGAATGAGGGATGGTAGGTTTAGAAAATTATCCCCAAGCAAAAACGTAGTAAATAATTATTTGTTTGTTCATTTGGGACGAGGTAAAAAAAAGTACATTCATCGTCTGGTTTATGAAACGTTTATTGGATTTTCGGGGAAAGGTAAGATTATCAATCATAAAAACAGTAACAAACAAGACAACAGATTAGAAAATCTGGAAGAATGCGACCATACATATAATTTAATATATGCGTATTATCACGGTGAAAGGAAATTAAAACCGGTAGTTCAACTTGCATTAAATGGTAGAATTTTGAACGAATACCAAACCGCAAAAGAAGCATACGAAAAAACAGGTGTCGCACGAAGCGGAATTTGTAATTGTTGCAAAGGAAAACACAAAACTGCAGGTGGCTATCAATGGAAATACAAATAGAAAAGGTATTGATTTTAAAAAAGTATTTATGATAGAATAAAAGGTAGAAGGGATGACAAGAAAGAAAATGGAAGCATATTGGTCTGAAATTTTAACGGCAATTATTTCTATATCTGTTTCTTACGGTGTTATTAAAACCAAGGTGGCAAATATGGAACGCAAGATTGAACGATTCGATAAAGACCACGATTTGCTTGTTGAGTTGAACACTAAAATAGATATGTTATTAAAACAAAAGGAAGAAAAATGAATTGGTTAGTTGAACATTGGGAAACAATCTTCGCAATTTGGGGTATGTTAGTTGCTTTCTGCACAGCAATCGTCAAATTGACACCAACCCAGAAAGACGATAATATTTTGGCTAAAATCGTAAAGTGGGCAGATGTGTTTTCTGTTGTATTCACAAAACAAGATGCTGAAACAATCGCAAAAGCATTAGAAAAGAAAAAGAAATAATGAAAAAGAAAAAGTGGAAAAAGTTATATGGGGCAAGTGTAAGTTTCACCTGCCCTTATTGTCTTAAAATTTTCCCGTTATCAGAAGCAACTCGTGACCATATCGTGCCTTCTAGTCGTGGTGGGAAAACCGAACCAGATAATCTTGTATTAAGTTGTGGAAAGTGCAATGCGGAAAAGGGCGCTTTGACACCAGAAGAATATATTATTTGGAAACAATTAAATGAACTGCGAATACACGGAAAACAAAAGGGCTAGCCGATGTCAAACAAAGTATTAAAATATTACTTGAAAACTTGGGCAATCCAAAACTACTATCAGTATGATATTTATCAGGTTATGACAGGTAATGATATGTGGTTTATGGCTGAACCTAAAACCCCCGGTATAGTGACCCGAACTGCTGAAAACGAAAAAGTATTAAAGATAATTCTTGAAAATGATTGTATAAACGCAACTAGATTTCAACAGAAAGTTAGATAATGAGATATTTTATTATAATTTTATTGTTAGCAGGATGCGCTAAAACAGCATCACAATCAGCCACAGAAGTAGCATTAAATCAAGTGGATGCAGTTGAACAGGCAATTAAAAAAGAGTGTCCACAAGCGAAAATAGATAAAGATATGGATGCGTTGCGTTCCAGTATTAACTCTCAATTAAGCACTTGTGAATTAGAACAAGCAAGAATACAATCTGATAAAATAAAATGGCAAACTGCTTTCTGGGGTTTGTTTATTGTTGTTGCGGTATTTATTCTTAAAAAAATAGCAAAATAAAAAGTAGCGACAAAGGA